ACGGGAGCCATGCTGTACCGCTCCGGGATAATATATTCCCCGTTGTTGTCCGTGTGGATCTTCGCCCGGCGCTCCTGTCCACCCCGGCGGAAAGTCACCGTTTTGGCCGTGCGCTTGACGATCTCCACAACGAAAATGCAGTTATGGTCACACGCGCTGGTGTCGTAATACTTTTTGCCCACTTCAAAAATAGCCATCTGAAAAGCCCCCTTGATTTATTCGCCTTACTTTTGTAAAATGGGGGTGAGCCGGTGTAAGGCTACCGGCCACCCTTTTGGGATTTGGTGCGCGGTTTACTTGTCAGGTAGGGCCGCGCACCATTTTATTTTGCTTGCGCCTGCCGAATTAGCGCGGCGGCCTCTTGTACCGTTTTGGCCTTACTTTCCACGAGCTGGGCCAAGGTTTCAAGAAAGGCGTTAAACTCCGCATTTGTCATCCCGGTTTCCATTGCCTCACTTCCTTTCATAAGGGGCTGGGCACCCCTGCCTTACGAGTATTATTATAGACCTTAAAGGGTGTATAATCAAGCGACAATATGCACGAAATAAGGAGCTTGTATTTGTGTACTTTGTGCACTTTACAGAGTGCATAAAGCGTGATACAATATCCGCACAGGGAGGTGGCGAAAGTGGCAATCAGTTACCAGGGAGCATTTGAAAAAATGAAAGAGGCCGGGATCACCACATACCGGATCAGAAAGGAAAACATCCTATCACAAAGCACTCTGCAAAAGTTAAGAGAGGGGAAGCCGGTCACAACTGAAACCATTGAAAAGCTGTGCCTGCTGATGGACTGCACCCCAAATGACATTATGAAAATCACCCGCTGACGGCGGGCCATAGGAGTGGAACCGCGGCCCCAATGAATAACCCTGCGCCAAAGGGCCTATAATTTTCTTGTGCTGAATATTACCACGGGTTTTGACGCCGGCCTGTGTTAATATCAAGAAAAATGTGGGTCATATCCACAACGGAGGGGCGCGGGTGAAGTTTTACGAAATCAACGGGAAAAGGAATTTGTGCGGGGACCGGATCCGAGAGGCCAGGCAGAAAAGGAGACTTTCCCAGTCTGAGCTATGCAAACTGCTGCAACTGCGGGGGATCATGGTGGAGCGGGATGTGATCAGCCGCATGGAGAGCGGGGCAAGGATTGTGACGGACTTCGAGGCCGTGGCCATTGCGGAGGTGCTGGAGGTCCCTGTGCTGTGGCTGCTGGACAAAGAATAGGCCGGCGTGGTAGAAAGAACCACGCCGGCCTATTGTCATATTACAGAGAAAGAGAGGCCGCCCCCATGAAAGGATATAAGCACTTAACCGCCCATGATCGGAACAAAATGGCAAAAATGCGGAAAGAGGGAGCGACTATGCGCCAGATCGGTGCGGCCCTCCATGTGAGTGCGGCCACCGTCTGCCGTGAGTTAAAGAGAGGCACATACACCTACATGAACGCGGATTACATCGAGGTGACCGAATACATCCCGGAGCGATCACAAAAGAGGTACGAAGCCAATCTGGAAGCTAAAGGGCCGGGATTGAAGATCGGAAACCATAGGGACTATGCTGAAAAGCTGGAGGAGCTGATCGTGGATTACGATTACAGCCCCTCCGCCGCCCTGCATGAAATTGAAAACCACCCGGAAATATATGGGGAGTTCGGGGTGCGCGTCTGCCGGCAGACACTTTATTCCTATGTAGAAAAGCGGATCTTTGCCCGCCTGACCAATAAAGACCTGCCTTTTAAGGGGTCCCGCCAGAAAAAGAAAACCAAGCACATACGCCGCATGAAATCCGCCGCAAAGGGGGACAGCATAGAGAAAAGGCCGGAGGAGGTAAACACACGCCAAGAGCCTGGCCACTGGGAAATGGATCTGGTGGTGTCCTGCCGCGGCGGCCACAAGTGCCTTATGGCCCTAACCGAGCGGGTGACCCGCCAGGAAATCATGCGCCTGATCCCGGACAAGAGCGCCGCCAGCGTGGTGCGGGCCATGAATACGCTGGAGCGGAAATACGGAAAAATGTTCCCGGAAGTGTTCAAGACCATTACCGTGGACAATGGCACGGAGTTTTCCAACTGCGAGGGCATGGAAACCTCCATATTTAAGGCAGGCGGCCAGCGCACCAAAGTGTATTACTGTCATCCCTATTGCAGCAGCGAAAGGGGGAGCAACGAAAAGCAAAACCAGATGATCCGGCGGAAGTTCCCAAAAGGAACCAACTTCGACAGAGTTTCCCCCAAAGAGGTCCGCATGGTGGAGGACTGGCTGAACAGATACCCCCGCAAGATCCTGGGGTGGTATAGCAGCGCAGACCTGTTCAACCAGATTTTTGGGGGCGTTTGAAAATTTTTTTACTTTTTGTTACGCTTACCTATTGACATTTGCCGCTGAAAATGCTACTAATAAGAGTAACAAAGCGTAAAGCCTTGTTACTCTTATTTTTTTATCAAAAAACGGAGGTGAAAGGACCATGAGCAACAAATATTTGGGGCCTGCGGATCGGCAGCTGATTGCAGAGAAGTGGGCCGCTTATGCGTCGGTGCGGGAGATCGCGGGCCTGGTAGGTGTGGCACCTAAAACCATTTACGAGGAATTGAGGCGCGGGAGCAACGGCACCCTGGACAAGAATAGCCGCAAGGCATACAACCCGGAGCTGGCCCAGCGTCGTTTCCAGGAAAGCCTCCGACGGCGCGGCAAGCCCCTGAACAGAACGCGGGCGGCCAATGAATGAGTGACCCCACCGCCATGGAGGCGGATAAAACAAAGGAGGAAATGACAATGGCAACCATCATCAAGCAGACGAAAGAGGAAATCAACTGGGCGGAGATCGCCAGGGCCAGAGAAATGGGCGTACTGGACAAGCTCCTGGCGGAGTGGGATGTGATCCGCTTCCACCTGCGGAGCGGCACCGAGGTGGCCATCATGGTGGAAAAGGTGGAGCCGGGCCGGGTCTGGATGGGCTTTGTGGACGGCGTGGCCGAGCGGCCTATGTATAACCGCCTGGAGCGTCCTGTGTCCTGGAAAGAGAGCGACGCCCGGAAATGGTGCAACAGCGATCTGGTCCAGGATCTCCCGGAGGATCTGGTGTCCATCATCACCCCCCGCACCATCCGCCAGACCATCAAGGGCGAGGAGCTGGTGACCACGGATCTGCTATGGCTACATAGTGCAACAGAGTTTTTCGGGCGCAAGCCGTGGGCAGATGGGGACGATCCAACAGAGGAGCAGCTCCCGGTCTACAAGACCGAGCGGGACCGCGTGAAGATGTGGAACGGGCAGACATGGCCGCATTACACCCGTTCCGCCTATGCCGGCGACAACGATAGTTTCTGCCTTGTCAACACGGACGGCACGCCCTCCAACTACAACGCGGACCGTTCATGGGCGCTGGCCCCCAGCTTTTGGATCTAATCGGCGGAGCGTATCAACGGAAATTCCGCCCCCGCAAGGGGCGGAGAAAGGAGACGGACATGGCAAAGAGAAAGGAAATCAAGTGGCGGAGAGAGGGGCGCGGCACCATGACCGGGCGCCAGGACGGGATCATTTTTCGGATTTTCCGGCTGTGGGACGCACAGGAACGGGGCCACACCGTAAGCTGCTACGACACAAGAGGGGCCGGGAGAGAGATAAGCACGGCGGGATACCGGGAATTTACCTGGGAGGAGGCAGTGGAGTTCTGCCAGAAGATCGCGGGCGGTGAAATTGGCCTGGAGGACCTGCGGGCACAGTTCGACGCGGAGGACATGGCCAAGGAGCGGGAGGCCGTGAGAAAGACCACGGAAAAGGCCAAGAGGCTGACCGCCATGCTGGAAGGGTACGGGATGAAGTACACCGACCTGCTGGAACTGGAGGTCATGCGCCACGCCCTGGGGGAAATGGGACACCAGATCCTTATGGGATACCACCGAGGGGAGGGCTGGCCGGATGGGACCTGACGGGAAAGGAACCGCCCAGGCGGCAGTCTACATAGACGGACAGCCGGTGCAATACGCCGGAGAAATCACCCTGCCGGAGCGAGCGGAACGCCCGGCGCCGCCGCTCCTTGCGTCAATGGGTTTTACGATGGAGCAGGCCAATGAGGCGGCCAGCTATCTGGCGGAAGCGTTCCGCGTTTTCTGCGAACAGCTGGAGGAGGCCGCCAGAGCGGTGGCAGACGCATGGGAGGCGATCAAGGAGGCGGCGGAGTTCCACAAGGCCCTGCGGTGGGCGGAAGCGGCCAACAGGCCGCTGGCCGCCCGCTACCACCGCACCAAAAAGAAGCGGATCCGCAAGAAGTACGCCAAGCGGATCCTGGCCTGGTATCGGGAGGAGATCCTGTAATGCTGCGACTAAAAGCGAATAAAACCGCCCTGTATAAGCTGGTGGCGGATTATGTGGACAACCTCCCGCCCATGCGGAGCGGGACAGAGTTCATTAAATACTCGCGCACACCGGACTACGCCCTGAACTGGATCACCCCGGAATGGAACACGGCCCACGCCTTTTTCTCAACCTGCATGGGCCACCCCCTCCTATCCATTGAGATCCGGGACGGAGAAACCGGAAAGACGGCGAGCCGCACCACCTATTCCCTGACCCTCCGGGATCTCTGGGAGCGGGGCATGGTGGAGGAGTTCGTAACGGCGGCGGAGCGCCGACGGATAGATAGGAGGGCAATGTGGAGAACGAAAGAAAACCGATGACCCGCGCCCAGGTTGAACAGATCCAAAAGCCGCGCCCGGTTTGGATTGAGTGGATCGGCCTACACCAATTACAGAAAAGCCCTGGCTGGGAGATCGCCACCCATGTCCATGCCGGGCGGCTTTGTATCAAGGGAGAGCGGGACAAAGATGGGTATTTACTGGATCTGTACGGGGTTTACTGGGTGGCATACGACATCCCGCCGGGAGAAAAGGAGGACACATGAGCAAAGCAAAAGGAGGGCCCGCCCGCCTGGAGGTGGGCGCGGAGGTAGTGAGGACCCCACAAACCTTTTATGAGGCTGACGCCAAGGGAAAGGCGGAACACCGGCCCATGTGGGGCCGCGTCGTGTATATCCATCCACGGGGCCTATTCCATACAGTGGAATTTCAGACACGCGGCGGAGCGGTAAAGGAAAGTTTTCAGGGGGTGGAGGTATAGCCATGAATTTTTTGGAAAGGAACGGGCTTCAAACAACACAGACCCATTTCAAGGACATTTTTCAAAACAATATCCACCGGAACTATGCGGACACCATGCTGGGCTGGCTGGAGCGGGAAACGGACTTTTTCACAGCACCGGCCTCCACGAAGCACCACGGGGCACACCCCGGCGGCCTGCTGGTGCATAGCTTGAATGTGTACTACCGCCTGCGGGATATTGCGATCCGCGACATGGCGGGCAAGGAAGATCCGGGAGAATATCGACTTTCGGAAGAACAGGAGGAAACGGTGGCGGTCATTGCCCTGCTGCATGATGTGTGCAAGGTGGGCTGCTATTGCACGGAAACCAAGCGGCGAAAGAACCCGGAAACTGGCCGCTGGGAGGATTACGAGGGATATACATACAAGGATCCCCTGCCGCTGGGACATGGAGAGAAAAGCCTATACTTGATCCAGCGCCACATGGACCTGTTGCCGGAGGAGGCGCTGGCCATCCGGTGGCACATGGGTGCCTATGACACATCCACCGCCGGCGCCAGGAGCATGGACGCGGCCATGGCAGCCTCCCCATGGGTATGGCGCTTACAGGAGGCGGACATGTGCGCGGCCTGGGTGGATGAACGGGAGGCGAGGGAATGAAACAGGAGTTGTGTAGGCCCTGCGCCATTTTCCTGTCAAGCCGGGGAAAGACCGTGAAGCCCGTCTACGGGCGGTGCGAGAAAATCACCTGCGCGGAGTGTGGCCGCCG